CTGCTGGAGGCCGACAGGGTGATAAATCAAAAAGTAAAGGGACTGGATCTGTACTACAAGAATCAAAAGGGAGAGTTCGTTCCTATTGCTGAAGGGTACAATGCGCAGGCGGATGACGTCATTGCGAACTTATTGCGTAGGAAAAAGATGAGGTACATGATTACCTTCACTGAGTCACTTACCATTATGAACCAAGTTAAGCCTTCGGCTAATCGTATGTTGCGATTTATGACACAGCAGATGGGATACGGTAATACTTTGAAAAATTACAGTTTGCGTGATATCCAACAGCTAACGGATATGAATATGAAGTTTGTAATGAGTAGCATCAAAGAACTTTGTGCCAAAGATATTATTAGATTTACCATCGAAAAAAATAGACGAACCTATATGGTTAACCCTATATACTTTTACAAAGGAACAATTAAGAAGCTCTTCTACTGTGTAAAAGAATTTGATCGTATGCCTCAACGAAATGAGGAGCTAGATGAGCAGTACTCAAATAACGACTAAATGGAATTAATCAGACACTCAAAAAACATTCACGAAATTAAAGTTGAAGGAACTAAATTTAAACTCGCTATGTTTAGCGATATCCACTGGGATAATCCTAAATGCGATTGGACACTACTCAAAAGAGATTTAGATTACTGCCTTAGAGAATCTATTCCGATGATGTTCAACGGAGATACCTTCTGCCTTATGCAGGGTAAATGGGATCCAAGAGGTACCAAGTCCGACATCCGCCCTGAACATAACAACGTTCGCTACCTAGATTCAATCATAGAAACAGCCGTAGATTTCTTCACCCCATACGCACACCTAATTACTGTTGTCGGATATGGCAACCACGAAACCGCAATACTTAAACGCCATGAGACAGATGTACTTCAGCGCTTTGTTGACCTGCTTAATTACAAAAACCATACTAACGTTCAAACCGGAGGTTACGGAGGATGGATTGTAATCAATCAGACTACTAGACCTGGAACTAGAATCTCTACCAAAGTGCGATATTTCCATGGAAATGGAGGAGGGGGAATAGTGACCCGTGGTGAAATCAATCTTACTCGTGCCCTAGAAATGTATGAGGATTTTGAGGTTTTCTCAATGGGACATATCCACGAGAATAAATGCACCAATATTGCTAGAGATACCATCGATCATTCAGTTGCAAATGGGTGGTCAAGTAAGCAAAAGCAAATTCACCTTATGATTACCGGCACCTACAAAGAAGAGTTTGGTGATGGATCTAAAGGATGGCACGTTGAACGTGGAGCACCAGTTAAACCAATTGGCAGTAGAATACTTATCATAGACACCAGAAGGACAATAGATAAAAAAAATAATACTGATAGAACAGAAAAATCAATCGATAGTATTAAATTTCCAATATAATTGTTATATTTGAACTCTTGTTTTTTGTTTGTATCTGTTGTTTTGATCGGTAAGGGGGTGTAATAGCCCCCTTATTTTTTGTTTTAATTATTTGTATATTTGTGACAAATACATTTATATGAAAGGAGATAAATACTGGGCATCCAACCCTAAGATGAATGGAAGCTATACAGATAAAGGCCGTGTAGAAGGCCGTCCGGCATCGCCAAATAGCCTTAAGGAAGATATGTCTTGTGCTTGTAAACCTGGATTTAAGCTAATGTTCAAGAATACCAAAGACAAAAAGTATTGTGATTAATTAAATTATTTGTTATGAAATCAATGATGAAAAAGAAAATCGGAAAAGCTATTGAAAAAGCAATGGCTAAAGGCGAGGCTAAAATGGAAAAGATGCCTAAAGGTAAATCTACCAAGCCTGCAATGAAAAAAGGAATGAAGAACTATTAATTCCACTTGCTATATGCGTCAATCACAAGACGGTATAGCTCGAAGGCCAATACTTACCACAGACTGGAAGCCTACACACGCTGAATTTGATTATCCAAAACCATTCGTAGATTGGATTGATAGCATCAACAGCGGCTGGCAGAACAAGATAAGTTTTAAGCCTTTTGATTTATACTGCGAACAAGCTAGGATTTGGTTACAGGATGATACCATGTTAACCGACTTCGACAACGAAGAAGATCAATACAACTGGCTAGCCACAGAGATACAGAAATGTAACGACAACACACTATACTTCTGTAACAAGTACGGTTTCATTAAAGAAGATAAAGCCGAAAACGGTATGCTGCGCTATCAGGCGTGGGATGCACAGAAAGTACTCCTATTCTTATTCGACTGCGGATACTCCATGATGATAGGTAAAGCCCGACAAATTGGTTTTACCACTACGATGTGTCTTGCAGGGATGAAAAGAGTAAACCTTAATAAGTCCTACTTCATTAAATTCGTTACTCACTCCAAAGATAAAGGGGTCGAGATCTTCCGAGATAAAGTAAAGTGGACCTACACTAAGATTCCTGACTACATTGCTCAGGACGTAAAGAACTGGACAGACCAGGTGATGTCATTCGATAAGAAGGGTGATAAGAAAGGTCGTGACGAAGGTGGTGCATCTCGCTTTCAAGTAGATAGTCCTCAGGTAGATGCAATCAACGGGGGTTCGCCATCGGCAGTATTCATCGATGAGATTGGTCTATTCGACATATTCGGTGAAATGATGCGTGAAGGTCGACCTGCTTTATTTAAGTACAACCCGGAAACTGGCAAAATGACCATGCAACAGCAGTTCTTAGCGTGGGGTACAGGAGGTGAAATGGACAAAGGGGGCTCGGTATTCGAAGCGGAGTTCAAGATGGCACTCAGTCAGTGGAGGGATAAAAACTACGAGTATGGAATCATACCATTATTCTTCAACGCCTATGCACGAAGAGGAGTCACAGACGAACACATCAACAACGAACGTAAAGCATACCTTGCATTGGAAGGAACCAAGAAAGGAGAAGTTGCCAAAGTTCAGTTCCACCAGCATTATCCTATCACAATTGACGATATGTTCCTGCGAAAAGCAAGAACGCTCGTTCCGATTCATTATTGTAATCAAAGATTAAGCGAGATATACGGTAAAGATACACCCATAGAGTACGGTTACTTCGAGCCTATTATGGATATGTCGCAGCCAACACCCGACCTAATCACCGAATATCGCATTACAGGCGCTAGATGGATCAATACATCAGGTAGAGAAGACGTATCCACCACCGCAATGATCGTACATCACCCACCAAACGGTGAAATATGGAAGAATCGCTGGTATCAAGGGACTGACCCCATCAACTCAGAGACAGGTCACTCCATGATGTGTAGTGCCATATGGGATTCACTTACTAATTCCGTTTCTTCTGTAGTATTCCATAGGGATCGCAAGTTTAAGTATACCTACCTACAGGTACTTTTGCAAAGTCTGTACTATGATCAGCAGAAAAGAGGTGGCGTAAAGGAACTAGTGGAGAATAACATTGGTGATATGCACGTAGACTTCCAAGAGATACACGGATTTAAGAATAAATTCACCGCAAACACGCAGTTACCCGAATATTTTCAAACTTATGGTGGGAAATGGTTCGGCATTTCCAACAAAGCTAACACAGCACCGAGGATTATTGCAAAAGTCGAGGAAATGATTGATGCCTACGGCATCAATATAGACGTTCCGTGGATCTGGGAGCAGCTGAAGACCTTCGTGGAGAAAGATTTGAAGAGCTCGACTAGCCACCGCCAAACTAGATACCAAGCAGCGGATACCAGGTATGATTATGATGATGCCATCTTTGCTATTGGATTTGCATATATCAATGCGCAGTCGCACGCAAGGTATGAACCTGAGAATATCAAGTCACAGGACAAGGAAACACACGTAGTCACCAAGTATGTACAGTCAAAAGAAACGAACTATCGAATGAAGTTGGCTAAGGTGGATAAGCGCACAGGTCGCATCTTAAAAATCCTGAACTAAAAACAATTATCTTTGCTATAAAATAATTAGCTATGCCCATTCAACAACGATCTCAACTTAAAGGCTTTGGTCAGAGTACTAACGAAAAGTACATTGTAGAAGATATTCATGATATTGTTACTGAGCTTAATGAAGGAGGAGGTCAAGAAGTTTTAGGTTCAAGTATTTGGGCCAATGGCTTTACAATCGTAGGGGCTATTACAGAAGACATTACTCTTCCTGCTGGCGCTACAATTAATTACACAGGTCCATTATTAATGGGTGCAACTTTAACTATTCCAACAGGAACAACTTTAAATATTTTATAATTTTATAAAAAAATAATCATGAGTCAGATTAACGTAGATATTATTGAACCATTTACAGGTGGTTCCGATTTAGTTACAGTAAATGGAATTATTTGTTCTACTCCATCAAGCGGAACAATTCAATTAACTAGTGGTTTTGCTGTTGCAAATGCTGCAACTATTTCCACATTGGTTGGAGATAGAGCTGGAGAAGGAAATACAAATACAGCCAATACATTTATTGGATATAGAGCAGGTAGATATGCTACAAATGGCTTAGGTGTATTTGTTGGTAATAGCTCAGGTGTTAACTGTACTGGATTAGCAAATACATTTGTAGGAAATTTAGCTGGTCAATCTGTTACAGGTGATTTGAATGTTTATATTGGTAATAGCGCAGGTAACAATGCTGGTTCAGGTTCAAATAACGTTGCTATTGGTAATCAATCTCTTCCTGCAACCACATCAACTTCAAACTCTATTACTTTAGGAAATGTAAGTCATAATGTTCTTCGTTGTGCCGTAACATCAATCACATCATTGTCTGATGCGCGTGATAAAAAAGATGTTGCTGACCTTAGCGTTGGTCTTGAGTTCGTAAAAGGTCTTCGTCCAGTTGAATTCGTATGGGATGACCGTGATGAAAACGGAAAACACAATGTTGCTGATTTTGGATTTATTGCACAAGATTTAAAAGCTGCTCAAGAAGATGCTGAAATGGCTGATGTATTAAAACTTGTTTATGATGAGAATCCTGAAAAACTTGAAGCTTCTTACGGTAAACTTCTTCCTATCTTAGTAAAAGCTATTCAAGAATTAGCTGCTGAAGTAGAAACATTAAAAAATAAGTAATCATGCCTATTCAACAACGTTCTCAATTAAAAGGATTTGGTCAAAGCACCAATGAAAAATATATCGTAGAGGATATTAACGACTTAGTTACTGCTGCAAATAATGTTACTCCATCTGGACCATTTTATTTAAATGCGACAGGAGGAACAAGTATAGTAAACGTCAATACAATTGAAATATCTAACTCTATATTGATTCCCGCAAATACAATTACAACAAGTGCCGTAATGGAGCTTTTATTTAGAGCTGTAAAAAATGATGCAAACACAACATTATTTTATTGCTATATTTATAAAAATACTGTAAATTCAATTTCAGGCGCATCATTATTGGGTACTATAACAGCTGGAACATCGTCAAAATCATACAAAACAAATGCTCAGAGATTTATAAATTATAAATCATCAAATTTAGAAATTATTGATCCTTCATTTGCGTCTACTACTGATTTAGAATCATCCACTAGTGGATCTATATCATTGGTATCCTTTAATCCATCAGTAGACAATTATATTTTATTAGCAGTTGGAGCCGCATCTACTACAGCTACCTGTCAAGTTTCATTTTCAAAACTAGAAATCCATGATTAATATAGAAAAAATTAGTGGAGGATTCGAGATGAATTCAAAACAATATGAATTAAAAACTAAAGTAGATGTATACAATGACACTCAATGTGTTGTTGAGACCGATCAAGGTTATATATTTATAGATACTAGCATTACTATTGGCGGTAACTCATACGAGAATGTCAATGATATGATTGATTATTTAAAATCTTAATAGTATACTAATGATTTTTAATATGAACTAGGTCTTTATCGAGGCCTAGTTTTTTATTTTCCCAAACTATTCCGTATTTATTATTTACGGCTTGATGGTAATCATCTAAAATAGAAAGAAACAATTTCATTTCTTTTTTGTTTAACATCTTGCAGGACATATTCTTGTACTTAGGATACTCTTCGAATACTCCTTTATTCATGTTAATCCAGTATAGATGATATTCTGATTTCTTTCGATGATATTCAAATGCAGGATATACGAAAGATTTGAGGATAAAGTGCTGAGTCTTATTTTCTAAAACTTGTTTAAGTTTGTTGCTTGAATAGGCACTAGATGTGCTCATAGGCATTCCAAATTAGGTCTACTTCATTACTTAAATCAAGTGTTTCAATGACCTTAAAGCTCTCATTCACTTCATTTAACCAACAAATATAGGAATTACCTAATTTAATTTGACAATTTTTCTCAATTATTTTTTTATACACGCCTAACTGAAGACTATATTTGACGAGCTCACATGATTCTAGATGCGTAATTGGCCCTGACATCTTCTTGTTGTAAATTGATTTTGAATCAATCTTCTTGCTAGTCTTGTAGTCCCATATCTGAAGCTCTTTAGCTCTGACGTTATAGAATAACTTGTCAATCATTCCACAAATACCTCTTTCTTTATCTCCTACAACCCATTCCATTTTTACAGGAATAAGTCTACCCTTAGCCATAGAGTAAAAATCTTCCACCATTCCCATTAAATTTACGGGGATTAGATGAGTATGATCAGGCGTATAGCATTTCTGATTGAACCGCATCTCTGCGTACTTGTGTATCTCTGTTCCTACTAATGCGGATCGATCTCTGACGTTTTCCCAGCTCTTAAGGACCTCGAACATCTCTAAGCCATGCTTCTTTGCGTATAGGCTTGCCATGAGCTCCTGATTGAATATAGGCTCAAAGTTTTTAATCATGGTGGTTACAGACATACACTCAACACCATCATACAGGTACTTATGCTCGTCCTCATGGAATACAATCCCATTGAACTTATCTAATTTTTCAAATATCTCAAACATTCTGTAACTCTAATTCTTCAATTAATTCCTCAACTAATTTCTCAGCAATAGCATCATCTTCAGAATACGGACGAAATCTATTGGCTAGAAAATATTCATACGGAGAGTTTGATGGCATTTCTATCTCAGCAAGTTTATACCCAAGAACCATATGCTGTCTTGCCAACTTTGCCGCATCTACAACTGTGTAAACTGAACCCTTCTTAATCCAAGATGATTTAGGAAATGTACTTGGCATTCCTGAATCGTTAACGCAAACTACTTTGAAATTATTCATGTCTAAAAAATAACCCCCCGTAAGACTAGCAGGAAAACAGGGGGTAGAAAAACCTTTATGAAGAAAATGCTGAGGTGCTAGTCTCGGTACAAACCTACGAACCTTTTTTCTATCCACCAAATTTTAAGTGAAAAAAAATTAAAGAAAGAAAAAGAAAAATAAGAAAAGAGAAAAAGAAAAAAAGAAGCAAAAAAAGAAAAAGAGAAAAGAAAAGATTAACTATATATTCGTATATACTACGTATATACTCACATATACTTAATCAAAAAGAAAAAGAAAGAAACCCAAACCCAAAATTTTTTATAAATTTTTTGCATATATTTGCCGAGTACTATGCACGGTGCATGGTTATTTTTTAACCACACAGACTTAGGTCGGTGTATAATTTTATTTAAAATGGCAATTACTTTTAAACTTCCGGTAATCAATGCTGATTCTGCATTGTTACTAAACACTCCAGTTGCTGCTACAGACGTAGTTTTGGCTTCTGGTCGTTTGACAATTAAAGACGAATCAGGCGCTAACGCTTTGATCGTTAAAGCTTCTGACCTTCTTGGTTTCCGCTACACTGCTGGTACTGTTGGTACTGCAAACGTAGTTGATGTTCAGTTGTCTGCTGCTGCTTTGGTTCCAAACGGTCTTTATTCATTGACTGTTTCTGCTCCTTACGCTCAAGCTTTCTTCAGTGGTGGTGTTGAAACTAACGCTACATTCCAAGCTCGTACTTACACTGCTGGTGTAGATGCTACTCCAACTGCTGCTGAATTGGCTACATTATTTGCTGCTGAAATCAACGCTGACGTTAACGCTTATTTTTCTGCTGTTGTAACTGGTAGTACAACTGTTCGTATCACAGCTGACAATGCAGGTTTTGGTGGATTGAACGTAGTTGCTCCTGTTGGTGCTACTGTAACTGATTCTACTGCATGGGTATCTCCTGCTGGAACTCCATCACAAGTTCTTGCTCAGATCAACAATGCTTCTTTGGTTACTGCTGCTCTTTACCAAACTTACCAAATCATTTACCGCAAAGAAATCCGCACAAACCTAGTTAATGGTCTTGAGGTTTCTAAGCCAGTTACTGCTTTGGTATACTTGAATGCTGCTGACGCTGGTACTGCTGCAACTGTTACAAAATTGACTTCAATCTTGAACGGTTCTTATACACCTGTTGCTGACTTCTTGGGTTGTCCAGCTGTATAATTAAATTTTAATTATCTTTGTAGGGTAGGCATTAAATTGTCTACCCTATTTTTTTATTACTTTTATGGCTGAAAAAGAAGTTGAATTAGTTCTATTCGGGCTAGAAACAGAAAACGATCTGAGGTTAGAGTACCCTGAGTTAGCTGAGATAGACGAGTTTAAAGGACTTAAAGCAAAAGAGGTAAGACTTAGTTGGTTACTTGGAAATAGAACAAGTCCAATTTACAGACTAAGCAAAAAGGAAAGGTTGTCAAAAGCCCTAGAGTTAACTTACGGCAGAGATTATCATATCCGAAAAGACCTTGGCGAGATTATCAGAGGGGAACTTCCTGACTATATCGTCAATGCCGTCAGAAAAATGGAGTCATTCAATCCTGAGTACAGGTTGAGGGCAAAGTTAATGACGCAGTATATGTTTGAAATATTGAACGAAATGATTGTCCTTGACTCTCAAACACTTGCGGCCATGGACATTGATGAAAAGAAAAAGTACACTGACTTAGTTGTCAAGGTTAATGATGAGCTACCGGGTATGATTAAAAACTTAGAGTCAGCATATGGAGCCAAGACTGTAGACAAAAAGACTAGGAAGCAAGTGCTTGTTAAAATTAATGATGTATTGAAGTGATATGAGTTATATGTTCAGCACAGGTAGACTTAGACCTAATAAGCTACAAGGAAAAAAGGATAAGGACTACCACAAAGAATATGCGAAGTATTGTCTTGCTATTATGAGCAACTATATTTATCGCAGATATATCAATAAGTGCTTGATCAACTGGTCATTCTTTAAAGGTCAGGATGGTCAATGGATCTTCGAAGAAGACATCGAAGCATTCTTTTTGGATGAGTCAGGAGATGTCCGTAACCGACTCAAATGGACAAAGAACGTTATCAAACCAATGGTACAGCAGTACGTTGGTAATGCTATTCGTTTATCATACGATGCTCGTGCCAACTGCGTATCTGATTTTGTAATCAACAAGCGTGAGCAGGAACTTAAAAGACTTAAATCCTTACAAAAGGTTGCTGAGTCAATGCCTTTCTTAAAAGAAATTATTCAAGAAAATAATCCTGTTCTTGATACTGAAATGGAAACAGAAGAGTTGTTCTACAATACTTTTGTTGAGAATTACGAAAAGGATATTAATAATCTCATTGAGTTCATTGCAAATGAAGTTAACATTGATGAGTTAAAAACACAAATTACTCGTAACCTAGCTCTTTGTGGATTAGGTATCTACAAGGGTTATGAATCAGGTGAAAATTATATGGCAGAAGCTATTAACCCACTATTCTTTTTGTGGGATATGTCTGCTAAGAAGCCTGATTTAACTGATGCTGAGTTTATGGGTGAATGGTACTACATGGATAGCCCATCTATCTTTGAGAAGTATCCACACCTAACAAATGATGAGCGTGAGGCAATTGAAAACTACTCAAATCACACGAATCAAAACAATATGCACAAAATTGTAAACGGAATCTATACCATCCCAGGCGGAAAGGTTCCTACTTATGAAGTATATTGGAAAGATGTAGAGAAGAAAGAATACGGGTGGGTTATGGATGAGTATGGTTATCCTTACTACACCATGGTTAACGATCCAACTTCTAAGTATACTGATAAAGACCTAATTGAGCCTCAGACTGAAAAGCACAAAGAGGAAATGGGTAACAAGAAGAAACAAACTATCTATGTAGATATTCTTCGCTACTGCATTATGATTCCTCAAGAGGAGATTGGCTATGGAGATATTGTACTTGAGTACGGAATTATGCCTTACCAAGAGAAAAATCTTTATGATCCTGCAAATGTTCGTTTCCCTTATAAGTGTTACACTTGGGTATATGACCGTGGAGAGGTTTTAACGCCATTAGATGACGTTATTGATCCACAAAGGTTCCTTAACCGTACTATATCAGTCATCGAGTCTCAGATGGCAAATATGCGTGGTAGCGGCACTGTTATCTCTAAGTCAGCTGTTGACGATAGAGATGGAGAGGCTGATATTACAAGAAACATTAATTCATCTAAACCAATCTTCGTAGATACTGACCGTGTTGGATCAGTGCAGAATGCTATTGGTACTTATGGTACAAACATTGGTCCTGGAACGCTACAGATGTTCCAAGTTATTCAGGCTGTACAGCAATCTATTCAGGATGTTACAGGTGTGAATGAGGCTATGACGGGTACTCAAGGTGGTGGAGATGTATTAGTTGGTGTAGTTGAAGCTCAGATTCAACGTGGTTCATTAGTGCAAGAGCCGTTCTATTGGGCATTAACATCTATCTTGCGTCAGGCATACGAGCATATGGCTACAGTTGGTAAGGCTATCTATCACGACAATCCACGTAAACTTGCTATGATGGTTGGAGATGATGGTCTAGGTAGAATTGAAATTACAAAAGACCATTTACTACAGGACTACAGAATCTTTATTAAGCGTTCAGAAACACCTGAGCAAGGAATCAATGCAGCAAATCAATTATTGTTCACATTGCTTCAAGCAGGTATGATTGATCAGATTACTTTTGCTAATTTGTTTAATCGTGCTACACCTGAATTAGTTGCAGATGCATTAAGAAGATTCCAAAGAGATAAATTAATGGCTCAACAACAAGCAGATAAGGCTTCGAATGAAGGAATGATTCAAGGTCGTGCCGCACAGGCGGATATGATTAGTCAGTTACAACAAGCTGAACAGGATCAAGAGCAGAAGCAACTTGAGATGCAAGACTTAGCTCATCAGCAAGAAATGGAAAAGGTAGCTTTAAAAGAAGGAGCTAAAACAGAAAGAGATATAATTAAAATGCAAGGTTTGCAATAAATGATTATTTTTGAACAAATAAAGTAAAGTATGAGCGATACCAACTTCGAAAAAGAAGTTCAGAATGTCTCTCAGGATATCTTTGACAGCCCAGCTGTTGCGGAACTAGATCCAGGGATGCAGGAACAACTTCGACAAATTGAAGCTTTGGCCGGAATGGACCCTAGCTTCGCAAACTCTCAGGAGTATAAAGACTTGATGTCTAGCTTACAGGCAAGTAGTCAAGCACCTCAAAACGATGAGGAAGATGAGGACGAAGAGGAAGAAGATGATAGTGAAGAGCCACAGGGTTCTGACGATGACATCTTCGGAATTATGTCAACTCCAAAAAAGGCAAAAGAAATTAAACTTAATTTTGAGCCACCGAAGGAGATGATTGACCTTATCTCTAGTCGTTATGGCGTGAATGATGCGTCTAAGTTCTTTTCATCTGTTGAAACGTGGAGAAGTCAAGCCCAAGAGGGTTCTGAATTAAAGCGTGAGTACGAAGCGTTAACTGCTGACTTGCAGGCTTTGCCAATGGATTTGCGTGCATCTATTGAGATGTGGGCATCAGGTGAGGACTACACGAAAGCTTTGACTATGACTCAAAGACTGGACTTTTCGGGTGATTTTAAAAATCAAGATCCTGAAAGCCTTGTCCAGCATTATTTTGATGAGCAGTACGATGAGATAAATTCCGAACTTGAGAACGGAGATATTTCTGAGTCTGAGTATGAAAATAGGATAAAGCTTCTAGCGAATTCAGCAAAAAGGTTATTTGTCGATGACAAAAAAGCATTAGAGAAAGAGCGTGAGGACTTCCTAAATCGTCAGAGGAACGAACAAGAGAATCTGAAGAAGACGGCACTCCTTTCCGTTGAAAATCTAAGTAAGGCTTACCCTAACTTCAGTAAGTCCGAGGTCTCTAAGATCCGGAGCATATTGGTTGAGGGGAAAGCAGATAATCTTTTCATGAATGCCGATGGTACATACAAAGAAGACGCAGCTGAATTAGTTGCTTATGCTATGTACGGCAAGAAGATGCTTGAATCCGTCAAGAAGATTGCCCAGCGTCAAGGTGAAAGTATGGCTAACCAAAAGATAGTCGATTCAAGTCCGAAGCAATTGCGTAAGCAGAAAGCTTCAGGTCCGAACCAAGGACAAGTTCCTCAGGCGGCACAACACTTGAGTGGTTTATTTAAAGGAGATCCATACGCATAGTAAATTAATTGTAAATTTTTAAACTGAAGCAAAATGGCTTTGTATAATGAACCGAACGTTAAGTTCACCAACCAGAACTACAACTCCGTAGGATCTGAGTATGCAGCTTTGTATGGTCACGATATCTCGTTACTCGTACAAAAGTTGACTAACCGTGCAATCTTTGATGCTGCTCCTCAGCAGTTCATGGATCTTAAATTGTTGAACATGGTAGCGGCAGAGCAAGTAAACTCTGACGAATTCTTCTACCAAGAGATGGGTTACCAGCGTGAGCCGCTTGTAGCTACAGCTTCTTCTGCTGCTGTTTCTTGGCCTACAACTCAAACAATTTCTGTTACCTCTACAGACAACATTTCAAGCAACACAATTATCTCTTATCCTAACGGACAAAAAGGTAGTGTGATTTCTGTTGACACTTCTTTGTTGACTGTAACTGTATCTCCTTACAATGGCGATACTCTTCCTGCTGTTTCAGCGGATGACATCCTTGCTAACGTATCTTCTGTTGACCACGATGGTTCTGACGGTTTCGCTCAGTACTTCCGTGCTTCTACAATTGAGCGTGTAAACTACGTTCAGTTGTTCAACAAAGCTATCCGTTACTCTGAAGTTGAGCTTCACAAGTTGAAGACTATGGGTACTACCTCTAACTTCCTTGAAATGGAACGTAACGCAATGTTCAACCAACACCGTATCGACCTTTCTAACGCATTCTGGACTGGTCAAAAAGGTGAAATCATCACTGCTGACGGTACTCCTGCTAAAACTACAGGTGGTGTATTCTCTGCTATGGTAGAAGCTGGTGCTCCTAACGCTGTTGCAACTACTGCAACTTTGGTAGATGCATTCGAAGATATCGTATTGTCTTCTGAATATGGTGACTACGGTCAAGCTCGTATGGCGTTTATGACTCCACGTATGCACCGTGCACTTTCTTTGGCTTACAAAGAAGAACTTACTCGTTACGCTCCTAACGATGAGATCGCATTGTTGAACTTGAAAGAAATCAATCTTGGTTCTTCACGTATCGTTCTCGTTCCATTCAAGCGTTTCGAAGATAAGGCATCATTCCCAGGTTCTTTCGAGAATCGTATTGTACTTCTTGATATGAAAAACATCAAGCGTACTCAACTTTGGGGTGAGCGTTCAGGTGACACCCTCAAATTAGAGGATGGTGTTCCTAAGCGTTACGGTGACGTATGGGTAGACTGCAACATGGGTGTGAAATTCCACAACCCACTTGCTTGTGCATACCTTGACGTTAATATGTAATATCTGTTAACTACTACTAGATGGGGAGGCTTCGGTCTCCCCTCTTTTAAAACTTTAATTTTTTAATTATGCCAGTAAAAAAAGTAAAAGACGTTACTCCTGAAACTGAAACTACAGTATTTGAGGAGCTTAACGCACAAGAGATGAAAGAGGAGCAAGTTGTTGTAGAGAAGAAAGAAGAAGCACTTCCTGTTTCCTTGGTTGAAAAAATGATGAAAGAGCTTGAGGAGAAATTACTCAATAAGTTCACAAGTCAAATCAATAAACTTAAGACAGCAGAAGCTCAAAAAACAATTGACTCTGACTTACAATATGTTGAGGAACTTAAAGAGGATTGGTTAGAGCAACCTGTTGTATTCTTTGCGTTCTCTATGAACTTCTCTATTCACGGTGATAAGAAACGTGGTGTAGAAACTTTACCTCCGCATGGTGCAATCAAATTCAAGCCATTGGTTCGTACAAAGCGCAAGCGTAACCGTGACGTTCAAGTTATTTCTGTATCATCTATCAAGGTGAATTCTGCATCAGAAGTTGAATACCTACGTAACCACAGTCAATATGGTATCGCATTCTTTGAGAATATGACATCAGCTATGGCGGTAGACTCTACTTGGGCACAGAAAATGATGGAGGCTCAACAGTCTATTTCGCGTCTTTCTGATA